CCGATTATTTGGTAATGCTACTATGTTACCTGTATACTCTCCAGCGTCTAATAATTCAAGTACGTGACTTTGCTTGTGCTGCGCTGGATCGTCTGCTACCTCATTATCCGTATAATCTACGGTAAATAGATACTTAGCAGGGTAAAACTCGCCGTCTACTTTAGCTATCCACGGAGCGGGTGAAGCTCGTTCTAGCTTATACACGGAGTGGTAATGAGACATACAGTCCCAAGGTTGTGCTAGGTAAGGTGGTAGTTCTGTAGGCCACTCCTCAAGGGGAGTATCTGCTACAAGGGCTGTAAGGGGCATTCTAGCCCACATAGCTCCACCGTGAACGTTAGCGTCTTCTGTGTCATCGTTCTCACAGCCGGTAAATATAACTTGAAAACTAAGTGTTCTATTAGGCATCGTGGTGACACCAATAACCATACAGTGTAAGAACTCACCATGATATTCCTCAAGGTTCTTAGTGTATTCTCTACGTACCCACGCTTTAAAGTATGGTATGCTACTTGTTAGATATGGCATTACTTTTTAACTTCCTTCTTACGTTTTTTAGCTGCAACCTTTTTTCGTTTTTGAGACAGCTTAGACGGAGGGTTTTGTATTTGCTTGTTCATCTGTGCGCGTCCAATAGCCATTTAACAATTCCACTTCCGTAAGCTCTTGTTTATGCGGCTATCTGGATCGTTAGCCGTCTTGGAACTCGTATTCTTTTTCTTCATACCCGACATACGAGCGCAAAAAGATTTACGGCGGTTAGCAGCCTTGGAGCCTTTTTTGAGTTGGCTGGGCTTTTTAGTAACCGCAGTCTTTAATTTGCTTCCGGGGTTAGCCTTGCGATAGCTAGCAACACCTTTGGCGTTAAGGCCACCGGATTCGCTTTTCCCCGCTTTGCGAGTCCAAGCAGGAGACTTTTTTGCAGAGCCTCCTGATTTGTAGTATTTACGCATAGAAGAACACCCCTCCAAATTTAGCAGTGATAGAACACCATCAAATTTATAGTGCCTACAATAAACGTAACAAAACAACCATTTTTAAACAGTACACCATCATCTGGAATAAACGGGTCATCCGGAGTGTTAGCTGTCCCAATAGATCGAAACTGTATAAATTCAGTACCCGTGGCACCGCCGTCTCTAAGGTTAGCTTTACCAGCGGTTCCTCCAGAAACAAAAGAAAATCCTTGCAATCGAGTTCTGTCTGCAAAAATTACACCCAACGCATTGTTATTAATACCCGCAGATACGTTTCCCGCAGGATTACCAACAGCGGTAATGCTTAAAATAGTCTTAAAATAACCAGCGCTTGTTGCTGTTCCAGCGTTAGCTCCCGTGACATTCTCTGTAAGAGATGCACCGTTTACATCCGTACCAACTACGTTAAATGATTTACTTGAATCATTGCCTGCTGATAATATTGTTACTTGTCTTCCAGAAGCGTTAGTAACGCTACCTCCAGCGGCTAATGCTCCGCCAATTGTCAGAGCGGCATTGTTGCCCACTCCAGCAGCAACTGAAATGCCGTCTGCGTCTAAAGCCACTTCATCACTGATTATGACTGGTATTACGTCTGATCCTGCCATTTTGGCCTCCTATAAGAAAAGAGGGGGAACCAAAGCTCCCTCCCAATTGTTTATGCGATTTGCACATACTCAATAATAAATGTAAACGAACCTGCTGTTGTAGCATTCACAGTGTTAGTGATATTACA